ATGCGGCCTTGGAAGCCCATTTTGGACTAACTCAGTATGCGTACAGCACGATTCGGAAGCGTCGCACTGATCTAGTCGCAAAAAAACTGGTACGCGCTTGTGGGACTGGCAAAAATTCTAAAGGTCGATCAATGACGCTATGGGAGGCGGTTAAATGAAAAAATTATGGCTCAAATTCTGTGACTGGTGGCTCGGCGCAGACCCGTATCAGGACTGGAAAACCCTTTACGCGGAACTTCAGGTGTTGTGCCTGACAATTCAATCAGAAAACAGAGAGTTACGAGACTCGCTTGATGCGCTCCGCGACATGGAGACCGCCCAGGCCAAGCATCCCAAGTGTCAATGTGGAAAGGTCGCTAAGGTCAAGCCTAGCAAGGTTAATCGGGTGTCCAGCAAGCGCAGAAAGGCTAATCAAAAGGGGCTGTAGCACAAAATCGAATAGGTACGCGAGTGTACATACCCAACCGAGGCCCCCGCGCCAGTGCTGGAGGGGGTCTGAGGACTGCGCTTCGGCCTTATCAATATCGGTCTGAGCCGTGAGTTGCTGAAGCATCCCCGCAAGCTGCTGTTGCTCCTGCTGCGAGCGATCAGGCCATATTTTTTGGACTATGGTGGTCGCAAGGTCAAGACCTGCTGAAATGGGATCAAGTGCCACGTTTTCGCATCCATGTAAGGTAATTTGCGGCTGATTCAGTGTCGTGTTCCACGCGCACAAGCCCCAATTCAGACGCTTTCGGGTTAATAATGATGGTGCAAGATGGAGAAATCAAACGTGGAAGTAATGCCAGCCTATCCGCGTATTCGTCGTGAATTTTGTAAGACCCTAATTGCAGTAAATGGGTTAGTTGTCCGGTTGACGGAATCCGCATCAACTGATAACCGCCTGTGTGCCGGTGGCCTGACACAATCACATGGTCATGGTTTGCCATTAGGGCTGCTTTGAGTTGTCCGTGCGTCGGGTTCCACATCGAGCCGCCAGGCCAGTCGTGACGGGCAGCAATACGGACTTCGGTCTGGTTTGGGAAGCGCAGCGCGAGACGTACCGCATTGGAGCCTACCAGACTAACATTTGCCTGTTTTTGCATCCACCGTAGGGGATCGCCAACACCACTCCAGTTGTCGTGGTTGCCCTGCACCATAAACAGCCAGTCTTCCCGCAATTCCTTTACAAACCATTCGACCAGTTGCCACGCCTGGCTCTGGGTCGTTTCTTGGTGCGCCCAAAGATGGGACAGTCTGCCTATCCAGTTGTTGTGGATGTCACCAATGCAGCCAGCGAACATTCCTTTGGTTCGCTTGATGATTTCCATGTCCCGCTCTAGGGCGGCAAGATCAGTACCATCATCATCCAGATGAGGATCGCCAATAAGAGTAATTGCGATAGGGTCATTCGTTCGTACTTTGACAGGAATGAGTTTACGGGCTTGTTCTGCTTCATCTTTCCTAGCAAAAACCGCCTTTCGGCGGTCTATGAGGGTTCTAATGTCAATTTATCCAGAAGGCAGCGTCGGGATATGGATATCACCTAGCTTTCTTTGAGATTTGTTCTCAAAAGCTTCCAGTTTGAGCTTTCTAACGCGATGCTGGATGGCTCTGCGAGATAGGCCAAGCATCTCTGAAGCACGGAGATTGCTTCCAGTGGTTTTTATAGCCTCAATAATCGCTTCGTCACTTACTATGCTTTTTGGCTGCATTTTTTGCTTTTGTGATTCTGGCTCTGGCTTTCTTAGTTTCTTTGTCGTCACGCGCATAGTTCACAAAAATACGGCTATTTTCGATTTTCCAACTAACTCGATGAACCAACCCGCAGTCACAACATTGCTCTAGTAAAGGTTTTTCGCCATGCGCGACTGCATACCATTTTTTTGAATCCAGTTGAATCGGATCATATTTCATCTGAAATCCTAGGCAAAAGCGTCTTCAATGCCCGTTTTAATAACAACGTCAGAAAACGGTTGATGGCCTTGTTCTACGCGAATCATTGCAGGAACAATAAGATGACGCAACTTTACTATGTCGATTGTGTCTTCTGTGTGACAACCACAGGCTTTCGTTTGATTTAAGTTACCGATTTACCAGCATTAAGGTCAGCAAGGTTAAGACCGCCCGTATACTGGAAATGTGCAAGTTCTTTAAAAGTCTTCCAATCCCCAGCCCAATCAAGTCCAGCCAATTTTCCTAATGAACCTATTTTGTTCCAAATAAGGTTTCTAGCATCCCAAACAGGTTTTCCACCAACAATAGGAACAATATCAATAGCGCACTTGTAGTTATGGAAAGACTGACCGCCTTTTGCATTGGTTACAATTGATCCTCCAGTCGTTCTACCTTGAGCATATAAAGCGTTCTGTGATTCAAAATCACGGTAGGTAGAAGTAACAATCAAATCAATCCCATGATTCTTGCAATCGGCTAAGAATTGGTCAACACGCGCCTTTACTGGTGGTAACAGCTCATCGAGTGATCGTGAGTTAATCATCGAATTTACCTGTTGAAAAAATAAAGCCACCGGTTTAAGGTGGCTCTACCGGCGTTTACCAGACGTTAGGGATGTAAAGGAGACTTACGGATTCCCGCCTACAAGCGGCATCCTAACATAGTCACATCCCTACTCTGCAACACCAGTCGTCACGACACACGTTAGTTGCACCCGTTGATTGTCGGGGTCTGTCAGAAAAGCAATTAACTGTCACGGGAGGGTAGCGTGTTCCCAGTGGCTTAAGACCAGGCTCTGACCCACCCCTGTCAACTTGGCGCCCTACACGGAGAAGCGCAGACGAGTATCCCCTGTAAAGAGGTCAGAACCTCTCTACCGGAAGGGAGAAAGTGGGGATTCTATGTCTAAAGGAAACACAAAATGATGAGACGATGGGATGGCACTAAACCCGATAAGTTTTGGAACGCTAAAAGCATTAAAGAAATGCAAAAAGATGCAGAGCTGGTGCGCTCTATGCCGAAATTGAATGGTGTTGCTATTGATCCTAGATATGCGCCATTGCATCAAAAATCTGCATACATGACCAAATGGGGGAAATGGCTTAGAACGCATCCCAAAGCCGATTGGAAACCGTGGATGCACGATTTAGTCAATTTTGCTAAAGCTGCGAAACAGACTGAAACGCCAATAATTTTGCAAGTAATCGAAAATCGACCTGTACCTAATCTGGTGCAAAGCAAATAATTGTTGACAGACCCTAATATATGCATATATAGTCGCTTTTCCTAAACTACGAGAGCGGGTAATCAAATGCAACTGATCTGTAAAGACTGCCGATTCTTTCTGGAATCTGACCAAGGCGTGGTGTTTGCGAAATGCAAAGCTACCGAAACCCTGAACCTTGTCACTGGCGAGCCGGAATATTCGTATTGCTCAATCGAGCGCAATAGCACCAGTCCAGCGCGCTGCGGCACTGCCGGTCGTAACTTCGAACTCAATATGGAACTAGAGGATATTAATCATGGCGAATGATCGCAATGACTTCGAACCATCAGTGCGTAACAGCGCCTGGTGGTCTGGGGATTCCCGTAAGGCTGCGAACGGTCACGCCAATGAAGCGGTGATGACCAAGATGGGGCTGATGCCACCGCCTGATCTGAGCGATGTGGAGGCGGTGCAGATGGGTCATGTCATGCAGCCTGTCATAGGCCGTCTGGCTTCCGAGAAGCTCCGGTTGGAGCTGAAGGATGCTGACTACGTGATGACGCACAGCAAAGAGAAGTGGCTCAAGTCACACTTCGACTTCATCAGTGCCGACGGTAAGACGCTGGTGGAGGCCAAGAACTACGACAAAATGACTAGGAATAAGTTCGATGAGACTGCCAATATTATCCCTGCCGCTGACATGGCTCAGCTTATCCATGAGTCTGCTTGTCATGGCATTGATCGGGTTGTGCTGGCTGTTCTGTTCGGCGGTAATGAGTTCCAGACCTTTGATTTTACGATTACGCAAGATCAGCGCGATCTTTTAATCAAGGATATGGCGGTGTTCTGGGGTCATGTTCAGTCAGGGGTTCCTTTGCCGCCTGAGACGGTTGCCCAAGCCCGTCTGATGTATGCCACAGATTCGGGAACGAGTGTCACGGCTAATCAGCAGATCGAAACGGCTGCGGCGCAGCTCAAGGGCATTAAGCAACAGATCAAACAGCTTGAGGAACACGAATCAAACCTCACACTGGCTCTGCAAAGCTACATGAAAGAGCGAGCTGAGATTGTTCGGGTTGATGGGACGGTGGTAGCCACTTGGAAGACAGCCAAGAGCAGTATGAAGTTCAACCCGACGCTGTTTCAACAGGCCATGCCTGACATCTACAAGCAGTTTGTGACTGAAATGCCTGGAAGCAGAAGGTTCTTAATTAAATGAGCGCGTTACCTAACATTATTCAATGTGGCGTGTATTTCCTGACTGACGATGGGACACACCATACGATGGCTCTTGTCCATCTGGATAAGGACACGATTGCGGGTGTCGAGATGTTGTTTGAGAAGATGAAAGAGACGGCTGGCACTGATCTAGCGGCACGGTTGGAGATTCTTGAATTCAAAACGAGTTTTGTTAGTTCAGTGGTATTGCAGCAGACCTTTGCTGCACTGTCACACAAGGTTGAGACCGAGAAACTGGCGGTATTCAAAGTACCGCTTAATTCCTAACTTGGAGGTTGTATGAATGAAGTAACAAGATCAGGATTTGCACCAGCAAACCTGTCAGAGGCGGTGACGTTCAGCGATATGCTCGCTAAGTCATCAATGGTTCCAAAACAGTACCAGGGCAAGCCAGAGGACATTCTGGTTGCCGTTCAGTGGGGATACGAACTGGGTCTAGCGCCCATGCAAGCCCTGCAAAACATCAGTGTCATCAACGGCAGACCATCCGTATTCGGGGATGCAGCCTTGGCTCTGGTGCAGTCGAGCAAACATTGCGAGGACATTGAGGAGACGATGGAAGGCGATGGGACTGAGAACCCAGTTGCCGTATGCGTTGCCAAGCGAGCAGGGCGCAAGCCAGTGGTGTCCAAGTTCAGCGTAGCCGATGCCAAACGTGCAGGGCTGTGGGGCAAGCAGGGGCCGTGGACTCAGTACCCGAAGCGGATGCTACAGATGAGGGCGCGTGGCTTTGCCTTACGGGATGCCTTCCCAGACGTTCTTAAGGGGCTGATTACCCAAGAGGAGGCTGTGGACTACCCCTCAGAGGCTGTCAGGGCGGCAGAAGCCCGTATAGAGGCTCCCAAGGAGGTTGTGATGGATATTATTGACCCGTCACGGCTCAAGTATCACCTGATGCTGCCTGGTCAACAGGTATATAGCAGCCATGAGACGGCTGATGAGTTTATTAGCGAGTACGGTAACTTGGTTAAGAAGATTAAGGCTTCCACCAAGTACAGCAAGGAAGATAAGCAGCTTAAGATTTCAGATTTGCGGGAGGCTAACGAGCCGACCCGTCGTTTGCTTGATCCGGTGCAGACCTTGAGGTTATCTGCCGCTTGCGCCACTCCAGAGCCTTTGGTTGAAGTTGCAGACACACAAGGAGACGATCATGGCGCATGAGCCGAAAGAGGGAAGTGGCGTATTCTTCCCGCAGAAA